CTTAAGGCAATGGCTAAAAAAGGTAAGACTTTTGATGAACTCCTGAGGTTCATTGAACTTTGAGGTTTACTTTTTCTGGAAGTTAACAGTTCCATGTAGTTCTTTCCGTTGTAGCTCATCTGCCAGCCCTCCCTTACGATGCTTTCTGTACCAGCACCTTGACAGCCTCCGGCAGGATCATCTTGCCGTCCACGCGCTGGGAAGCGAGGAAGCCCACCTGGCCGTTTGCCGCATACAGTTCGTTCAGGCGCTTGAAGGAACGCCCCTGGCGGTCTGCGATCCAGTAGTAGCTGAAATCACCGAAGGCGATGGTCTTCGCACTGGCGGCGATGGCGGGCATATAGGCCGAAGTGCGAACCGGACGGCCCAGGATGGTATCCGGCGTTCCGGCAGTCAGGGAAGGCTGCCACAGGTACTGGCCGCTGCCATCCTTCAGCTTGCGGATGGCCTTGATGGTGGAATCGTTCAGCACCCACACAGCATTGCGGCGGTAAGGCGATTTCAGGGAGTAGAACAGGTCGATTAGCTCATCAGCGGTAATCGCAGTGGCAGACGCAGCAGTGATGCCAGTCTCCGCGCCGCCGCTGGCAGCCAGGATGCCCAGGGGCTTGCCGGAGCCATCCCCGGTAAAGAAGGCTTCCTCCTCCTTGGCGCCGATACGGCGGGCAAACTCACGGGAGATGTAGCTTTCCAGGTCAAAGACACTGTCGTTTAACAGTTCCTCGGAAACTTTAATCATCGTCCCCAGCTTGTACGCCCCGATGGACACCTGGCCGAAGGAATCATCGCTCTCCGTGTAGGCACCTTCCTCATCGATCCAGGATGCGGTACCCTTGGTCGCCACTACCGGGATCTTCCGGTCGCCGCTGGATGTCTGGATCACCCTGGCAAGCTGGCGGAATACATTTTCCTCTTCCAGTGCTTCCACCAGGGTACGCTCGTACTCATCCGGCACCAGATAGCCGCCCTCGGAATCCGTACCAATCTGCAGCGCATTCACCACAGAGGGCATCGGAGCCTTGGAACGCATCATGTTCCAGAAGTTCTGGCGGTACTCATCGGTGGCGCGCCCGGTCTTTGCATCCTCCTTGCCGCTCATGGGCTTACCCGTCAGGGGCTTGTTCACAGGGCGGTTCAGTTCTGCCTCCAGCGCCTCCTGGCGTTCCAGGCGGGCGATCTCCTTGCCCAGGTCGGTGATTTCCTGCTCCATGCGGGTATAGGCGGCGTCATCCTCGGCGGACAGGACGCCTTTGTCGTTTCTGTGGGAATCCAGAAAGGCTTTCGTGGCTTCCCAGGCTTTGGCGCGCTTCTCGCGCAGTTCAAGAATCGTCATAGTGGTATCCTCCTTAATGTTTCAAAAGATTGAGCCGCTCGTAGAGACTGTCTACGGAACGGCCCTTGGGTTTGGAATCTTCGGTTTTCTTAGGGTTGGTTTTACACTTTGCCGCGATCTTATCCATCAGGGAATTGACAACAGCGGCTTTGGAATACAGCATGGAAACCGCAGGCGGCTCCATGTCCTCCGGGATCTCCGCCCGTGCCAGGACATCATCGGCAAAGCCAAGCTCCACCGCCTTGTTCGCGTCCATCCAGGTTTCCGCGTCCATCAGGTGGGACAGCTTGGCGCGGGACAGCCCGGTCTTAATCTCATAGGCGTTAATGATGGAATCCTTCACACTGCCAAGCATCTCGATGGCTTTCTGCATCTCTGCGGTGTCACCCATGGCCACCGTCATGGGATTGTGGACCATCATCATGGACACCGGCGATACCAGCACCTTCGTGCCCGCCATAGCAATCACACTTGCTGCAGATGCCGCAATGCCATCGATCTTGACCGTAACGTTGTGTGGATAATCCATGAGCATATTGTAGATCTGGGCCGCAGCCACGCAGTCCCCGCCGGGGCTGTTGATCCAGACCGTGATATCTCCACTGCCGCCCATCAGTTCCTCCTTGAAAAGCTGTGGCGTGATGTCGTCGTCAAACCAGCTTTCCTCGGCGATGGTGCCGTTGAGGAACAGCGTCCGTTCCGCCGGAGCTGTCTCCGTCGCCGCCTGGTTCTTCCACTTCCAGAACTTCTTCATCGGGGTTTTCCTCCTTTCCGTCATTGCTCGTTTCGGTATTTGCAAAAGCCCCGGCGTTTCCAAGCGGGAGCATATTGCCGTTGATCAGGTACAGGTCGCCGCCCTCCTCGGCAGGGATGCGGTCCATGTTCTCCAGTTCCCGGATGTCATTGGCGCTCATCCAGCCGTTCTGCCTTGCCGTGGCATAGCCGTTCATGCGGCTGGCGTAGTCGCCGCGAAGCAGCCCCTCCACATTGAACTTGGCAAAATACCGTTTCTTTTCCTCCGGGGAAAAGAGCGTCCGCTGGATAGACTGCTCCCAGCGCACCAGCCAGGGCTCCAGCGTGTATTTCACGAACTCCAGCGACTGTTGCTCAATGTTGGAGAAGCTGGACTTTTCCAGGTCGCCCACCATATGGGGCGGCACCCGGAAGATACGGGCAATCTCATTGATCTGGAACTTCCGCGTTTCCAGAAACTGCGCCTGTTCCGGCGAGATGCCGATAGGCGTGTATTTCATGCCCTCCTCCAGCACGGCGATCTTATTGCTGTTGCCGCTGCCGCCGAAGGTGGACTGCCAGCTCTCCCGTACCCGCTGAGGGTCTTTGATTGTCCCAGGATGCTCCAGCACGCCGCCGGGAGCCGCACCGTTAGCAAAGAACTTCGCCCCGTATTCCTCACAGGCAATCGCCATGCCGATGGCGTTCTTCGCCATAGCGATGGGGGAATAGCCCACCAGCCCGTCAAAGCCAAGCCCTGGGATGTGCAGCACATCGGAGGGATGCAGCCGGACAAGACTGCCTTTGACCGTAGGTGCGTCATCCATGCTGACGGTGTATTCGTAATAAAGCTGTCCCTTGCTGTCACGATCCACCGTCATCCGGTCCGGCATCAGGGGATAGAGGGCGATCACTTCACCCTTGCCGTTTCGGATGATCTGGGCGTAGGCGTTGCCCCACAGGAGCAGGTGCGTCATGAGCGTTTCCCGGAACACGAAGGAACTCATCTCCGGGTTCGGCTCGTCATGCAGCAAAAGATACAGCGGATGGTCGATGGCTTTCTCCTTGCCGCCGTCCTCTTTGTAACGGTAAAGGTGCAGGGGTAAGCCAGCAACAGCCTCCGCCAGGATACGGACGCAGGAATACACCGCTGTCATCTGCATGGCAGAGCGTTCATTGACGCGCTTGCCAGCCGAACTGCCGCCAAAGAAGAAGCTGTAGGCGCTGCCCGCAGTACGGTTCTGGGGCTTATCCCTGAAACGGAAAAGCCCGGAAAAAATACCCATATCGAATCACCGTCCTTTCAGATAAATAAAAGGCCCCGGCTGTCATAAACCGAAGCGCCTGTATCGTTGCCACAGCGGATCGCACGGTCAAGCCCCATGATGGTGGCGATTGCCCCGTCAATCTTCTCTGTGGATTTTTCCTTGTCCGCTTTGATATTGCCGGCCGGGTCGGTACGGATGAAGATGTTGTCCATCATCCACCGCAGCACCGGGTGGCCGCCGTGGGCGATTTTCTCCTCCAGCACCAGCTTCATCAGTTCCTTGGTCGGCGGGGACATATCCTTAAAGCCCTGCCCGAAGGGAACTACCGTAAAGCCCATTCCCTCCAGATTCTGCACCATCTGCACAGCGCCCCAGCGGTCAAAGGCAATCTCCCGGATATTGAAACGCTCGCCCAACTGTTCGATGAATTTCTCGATGTAGCCGTAATGGACCACATTGCCCTCGGTGGTCATCAGCGTCCCCTGCCGCTCCCACAGGTCGTAGGGAACATGGTCGCGCCGGACACGAAGATCCAGAGTTTCTTCCGGTATCCAGAAGTATGGAAGGATATAGTATTTATCCTCCTCATCCAGGGGCGGGAACACCAGCACGAAAGCCGTAATATCTGTGGTAGAGGAAAGGTCCAGCCCGCCGTAGCAGATGCGCCCCTCCAGATCGTCCTCGGAAACCGGGAAGGCGCAGGCGTCCCACTTGTCCATCGGCATCCAGCGGACAGACTGCTTCACCCACTGGTTCAGCCTCAGCTGCCGAAAAGCGTTCTCCTCGCCAGGGTTCTGCTGGGCGGATTCACAGGCGGCTTTGACCTTGTCGATGCCCACCGTGATGCCAAGGGAGGGATTGGCCTTCTTCCAGACCTTGGGGTCTGTCCAGTCCTCATCCTCGGCAGCGCCGTAAATGACAGAATAGAAAGTAGGATCGACCTTCCTGCCCTCCGCGATGTCAATGGCTTTCTGGTGTACCTCGTAGCAGATCGAGTTGGTGTCGTTGCCCGCTGTGGTGATCAGGAAATATAGCGGCTGCATCCGAGCATCGCCGGAGCCTTGGAGCATGACGTCAAAGAGTTTCCGGTTGGGCTGGGTGTGCAGCTCGTCAAAGATCACGCCGTGGGTATTAAAGCCATGCTTATTCGCCACGTCCGCCGACAGCACCTGGTAGGAACTGTTTGTAGGAAGGTATGTGATCTTCTTCTGGGATTCCAGGATCTTTACCCTCTTGGAAAGCGCCGGACAGAACCGCACCATATCCACCGCCACATCAAACACGATCTTCGCCTGGTTACGGTCGGCGGCACAGCCATACACCTCGGCCCGTTCCTCGCCGTCCCCGCACAAAAGTAGGAGCGCCACAGCGGCGGCAAGCTCGGACTTACCCTGTTTCTTGGGGATCTCGATGTACGCCGTATTGAACTGCCGGTAGCCGTTGGGCTTCAACACACCGAACAGGTCACGGATGATCTGCTCCTGCCAGTCGATCAGCTCAAAGGGCTTGCCTGCCCAGGTGCCCTTGGTATGGCTGAGAGACTCGATAAACATCACTGCAAAATCGGCGGCGTCCTTATCGTAGTGTGAGGTCTTCGCCATGAACCGGGTAGGCGTGTATTTCTTCAGTTTTCGCATAGGCACCACCTCCAAAATGGCATAAAAATAGCACCGGCTATTTCTAACCGATGCTTAAAAATACAGGTTGACAAACTGGAAGTTGTAAATATCATTTTACATTTTTATATGAAATCACAATATGACTTGGTGCAAATAATACTGATGCAATAATCAATAGCACTGACCTACTCATAATCCCACTAAATAAGAACAACATTGAAGGAATAATAGAAAGTGCTAATGCTCTGAAAACGCTGTTTTTCTTAAAACATATAATCCAAATAGCACAATAAAGCATTACCAATATGGTATCTACAATCAGATATAGTGCAAATGCTTCGTCAGACCACCACCCGAACCAAGTTCCCGGAATATTGATTATCATGAATCCGAAACAACCCAATCTCCCTACTTGTTCTGTGACCTCAACATATTTATTGTTCCACTTATTATCAAATCCATCTTTGCACTTAATCGCAAATACAACATTGGGTATCATAATGACTGCAATAAAAATCAGCCCAAAAACATTAAACCATTCCATATTATCTACCATCACAAACTTCGATTTGTCCCCACCAAGATTACTTTATTATACAGCAAAATTGTGAATTTTTCAACGCTCCCGGCTTTCCATATGGCGGTGGACCTCATTGGGAAGTGATAAAGTCCTGAGGTAATGAAAGGGACTTTGTCACTGGGGTATAGAACAGGGTTAACCGAGTGCCTCAATGTG